TACAGGTTCCGCTGGTGCAGATGCGGTAGTAGATGTTGCCGGTGGGGGACTCCAGTTGGTCGAGGGTGAAGCCTTGTCCGAGGTCTTGGGTGGAGATTAGGGCGGACATTTATGGGCGGGATTCCAGCTTTGTTACGCGTTGTTCGACGGTGTTTAGGCGGTTGAAGGTTTCGCGGCGGTCTTCCTTGATGTCGGTGTGGAGCACTTCCAGTTGGGTGGCGATGTGCTCGACGGCGGAGGTGAGGCGGATGACGGCGTCGCGGGCTTCGTCGTTTCTTTTGGTGAATCCCATTGCGCCCATGGCGGCAACGCTGATTGAGGCGCCGGCTACGGCGGCTAAAACTTCAATCATGGCGCAATGGGCTGCCCATACAGTGTAGCTATCGGCCTTGCCCGCGCAGCGGATGCGTCCTTGCCCTATAATTTTTGTGGGTAGCGTGTTGCAGCACCTACCCGTGATCAATCCGCAGCGCCAGACTGATGCCGAAGTTTAAACCACTGCCTTCAGTGGAACGCCTACGCGAAGTTTTTAAGATTGACCCTGCCTCTCCAAGTGGGCTTATAAACCGCATCACCAGAGGACGGCTAAAAGCCGGTCTTCCGGCAGGTAGTAAAAATTTTTATTGGGTTGCTGCAATAGACGGTAAATACTACAATGTTCAAAGACTTGTGTACGCTTTACACCACGGCGTTGATCCGGGTAACTATATGGTGGATCACATAAACAGAGATCGTTTTGACAATAGGATAGAAAATTTGCGTTTAATTATGCATCCCTTGAACGCTATTAACACAGGACTATTTAGTCATAATAAAACAGGAGTGCGCGGAGTTAGTTACAACAAACGTGATAATGTTTATTACGCACAGATAAAAGTAAAACAAAAGGCGATCCACTTAGGAAGTTTCTCCACTGTAGAGGCCGCTGCAAAGGTGCGTAAAGCTGCGGAATTTAAATATTTCGGTGAAACTTGCTAGGCTTTTCCTTGGCCAACACGCTTTTTCTTACCACGACGCCTAGGACGTGAATACTGCCCTTGGCCGATGGAAGTTGTCTTGGGTGGCCCCGGTTGGTGCTCAATGCGAGCAGCGCCAGTCTTGGATTTAACAGCCATTAATCTGCATCCGCAAGAAGGCCCAATGCTGCGAGCTTGGTTTCCAGTTCATTCACGCGGGTCTGCAAGTTCAAAATCACCGACAGGACGGTGTTGCCTTCATCTTTTGTGACAAAGCCGAAGCCGGTGTTCTGTACCAGGTCCTGGATGGCGTAGTCGGGCGTGCCGGGCGCCGTGTGGGTAATGCTGGTGAGTTCATCGGTTAGCTCAGTCGGCTGCACCACTGGAGTGGCATTAAAGAAGCCGATCTTTTGGCTGGTGCTGGTGCCGATTTTGGTGCCAGTGGTGGTTCCGGTTGCAATGTTTACGGCATCAGGCACTTTGAACAGTTCTTCAAGCGTGATGCGCTTGTTCTTGCTGGCAGCAGCGGCTTCGCTGATGTCAACGATTGGCACATAGTCGCCTGACGCTGGCGTGGTCAGCGCTGTCAGATCGGAAATCTTACGGTCAGCCATCTGCTTGGATCCTGTGGGTTCAGTTTAGCCCAAACAATTCTTTGAGTTCAGCCACTGTAAGGCCAGCAGCTTCTAGCTTCTGCTCAGTGGTGAGCACCGGCACGGGTTCCGGTTCTAGGGTTGGCTCCGGTTCTGGGATGCTGGCTAGGTAGGCGTCTAGAGCGGCAAGATATGGCGCAAGAATAGTTGCGCTGGTAAATAAATCATTGCGGCGCTTAGGCGTGCCGTTGTATTCAATTTCACCTTTTGCGCCGTCCCATTGAATGGCGTGGATGTTGGCATCATCAAACGACCAGCTAGGTAAATTGGCCTGCGTGCCGTCGCGGCGTATCCAGCGGTCTTGTGGGATGACTGTTACTTTCATGATTGTGCCTCCAGCATTGGTGTTGTGGCCAGTATTGCAAGTTGGCTGGCGGTGACCATCTCGTTGCGGAATGATTCGACTGCTGCGCCAGTTTGACGTTGCTGCTGACTGTTTTCAATCATCAGCATTGGCAGCCATGTTACAGCGCAGCCCCACTCGTCAACTTCCTTGCCGGTGTTTGGATTGGTGCCACGCACTTGCGTGAACCATGAACATTGCAAGCCTTTGCAATCCGCTTGGATGAGTGGGCAAAATGTACCGGGTTCTAGTTTCATGGTTAATCCTTAGTCGCAATAATCACATCAACATAAGCTACGTCCATGCTGTGGGTGTGAGAGCCGCCGCCGCCAGCTCCTGTGGTGGTCAAACTAAAGGTGCCCAAGGTGCTTCTGTTTGTGGACGGTGCCGGTCCAGGTGTGGCGGGGGCAATGGGGTTGCCTGAGTAAAACTGGTGAGAGTGGCTGTGGCTTGGAATCTGCGCAGTAGTCAGCGTTGTGGCGCCGACCGTGCCATTTAGCACGGCCGTAAAGTTCTGCGTGCCGCCGGTGGTTACGCTGCCGCTAACAACGCGCAGTGCTTTGTTATCATGCGTGGTGCTTTTAGTCCAGCCAGTGGGCGCAGCGGTCTGCACAAATAGCATCACCGTGCCGGGATCAAAACCGCCAAGCGATAGCCCAGAACCGAGGAATGTTGCTACCGTCAGCCATGCATTGTTGGCTGCATTGCGCTTTTTCCATACTGCATTAGCACCACTGGTATCAATCCAATCTTGAAATGCAACCGTTACTGATGGTGCAGTGCTGCCACTGTTGGCACTAAACAACGCAGCAAGGTTGTTGTTGATGTCTGCCCGTACTGTCGGGAACGCAGCATTCTGGATAGTCTGGTCAGCTTGCGCCATTAGATTTCCCTCCCGTAACCGATGGCAGTGTAAGTGAAGCTACGCGTCACGGCTGCATTGGCGCTGTTCTTAAATGCTACTGTAAACCCTGTCCTTGTCACTGACGTAAGGGTATAAAAGTCACCTGTGGCCATGTTTGATGGGCTGATGGTCACATCAGGAGCCGCGTAGAAAGCATCGGCATACGTCACATTGTAAGTGCTGCTGCCGCTGCTGCTAGCTGTTTCGGTGCGTTGCTGCAGTTCGGCGGTAGCGCCAAGCTCGCTGATCACCAGTCCAACCTGCGCAGTGCGGGTGCTGCCTTCCACCTTTAGCTGGATGCCGCGACCGCGAACAATGGCATTGGCGTATTCGTTCCAGTCGCCCCATGTGGGGTCCATGAACAGGAACGTGCCATCTTCCAGCAGCAAATCATCGCCATCTTCCAGAAGCATATTGTCGGACAACGCATCATTGGTGACGCGCACATATGTGACGGCATTTACTTGATCCAAGTCTCCGCCATCAAAATCGCCGGGTTGATCATCAAACGATCCAGGTACATCGTCAAACAACGTGCCAAAACTTACCGGAGAACTAACAATCCGCCGCCTTACGTTGACATCGTAAACTTGCATTAAATCCAGCGTTTCTTCGTATATGTAGTGGCCCGTAAGTGCAACGCTTGGGTCCAAGAAGAGTCCGTCGTAGCCGGCGTCATAGCCCAAGTTGGTGCTAACGCCGTTGAACTCGGGGACTTCACTTTCTTCCGCCCACGTTTTTACTGTTAGCCGCGGCTGTGGCGTGGGCAGCACAGCCGGGATGGCGACAGGCGTAACTGAGCGGACACCAGACTGGTCGCGGAATGCAATGAAATAGGTGCCCTCCAGCAACGGCACCTGCTTCTGTGTTTGATTGCCTGCTGCCGCTTGCACGATGGCATTACTGGTGGCCCATTCTGCTGTAGGTAGTTGCCGTGGGTCATGGCGGATTAAAACCTCGCCACCGACAAGCACATCCAGATCTGTTGCCAAATCCCACTGAATGATGGCGGTGCTTTCATTGATTGGCACCAAGCTGACTCCAGTCACATTTGCAGGTGGGGCGCCAACTCCAAGCACTGAAACGGTTAATTCAGCAGGAGCACTGCTAAGAACCTGCGTGGCGCTAATGGCGTACACTTCAATTTGATAATTGGCATTTACAACATCTTCAATCTCGTACACCGGGCCGTAGGTTTTTGTTTCCGTCCAGTTGCCAAATTCTTCCCGCCACCTGATGCGGTATTCGTTGACGCCGCGCACACCTTTCCACGTAAGAGATAGTTTGGTTGCAACGCGGCCATTGAGCACATAAAACAACTCGACTGAAGTTAGATCGGTTGGTGATGCCGGCGGCACATTCAGCACCGAGATGCTGCGTGGCTGAAGCGGATCGCCGTTTTCTACATTGGCGTATTTGCTTGCGTTGTAACTAATGGCGGTGACGCTGTAGTTGATGCCATCTTGTTCAGTGATGCCAAGCACGCGCCAAGTGGTGGGGCGTACTGTGGTTTCATCGACCAGCCACATTGCACCGCTTTGCGGCGCTGTACTGAATGCGGTTGTGACTGTAATGGCAGTGCCGACAACGCTACTAATGGTCCGATTTTCAATGATGCCGTCAGGCAGTACCACGCTGATAGTACCGGTAGCCGGCAAATCCACGTCGCTATCGACTGTCAGCACGGTGGTTGTGGCGCTGCTGATGCGCCCAGCACGGCGCACGCCGGCCTTCACTGGATCAGCAATTTCAATGATGGCCCCAGGGCGGACAATGACGCCGTTCTCCAGCGATGTAGTAAAAGCAACTACTTCTCCTTCGTACCTTTCGGTATAAAGCAACCAGCGTCCAATACGATTGGCCTGCGATCTGCTTGTGCAGGCAAAGGCACTAACTTCTTTTGTAATTACGCCATATTTGCTGATGCCTTCAAGGTCTTCTACTACTTCACGATCAATGTCGCCAAGTTCTAGATTTAACCAGCCAACGATGACAACCGTGGCGCGTGTCTTTAGGCTGCTGCCTTCATAGCTGAAACCTTCTTCTGTGACATTTGCCAAGCTGAACAGCGCCGTCGGATCGGCTGGCCTGTCTTGCATTACAGTCAGCGATCCGGCTGCCCAATACGGCATGGCCCGGAATACCGAGCACATGTCATTGATCAGCTTGTACGCTTCTTCACTGGTTTGGATGTTGACGTTACAGCTAAAGCGTGGCTCAGATGCAGGACTTGTCAGGCCAGTTGGCACCAGCTCGTTGCAGTATTTGCTTGCTTGGAAAAAACTCCACTTATCGAGTGTGGATGCTTGGATGTGATCCCCTAGGCCCAGCCGAGTATTGGTCAGCAGATCCCATAGAATCCACGCTGGGTCCGTGGTCCAAGTTGCAGCGCCAAACGTACCAGACCAAATGCCGGCATACGTTAGGCGGCCGGTGGTGATGTCTACGGTGGCATTGTTGGGGATGCGCACCTTGATACCGCGTATGCGGTAGCTGCGCGATGGGATGCTATTGAACTGTTCTGCATCAATACGCAACGCAACGTAGGCGCTGTTGGGGTAACGCAGTTTTTGGTAGATGAGTTCTGTGTAGCTGAACCAGCTAAACGCGTTGGCTAGTTTTACAGTGGTGCTGTCTGGCGTGATGCGCGTGATGCGCAAGTCAGCAGGGAATGCGCCGGTGAGATTGACCACATAATCCCGCTGGTACAAGTCAGAGGTGCGCCCTGATATGGTGTCATCAATGACAGTTGTAAAGCCGCCAGAGTTATATTGCACTGCAATTTGCAGGCGCACTGTTGCACCCGATATATCGCCGGCATCATTTACTGTTTGCAACGACGGCACGTTAATAGTGATTCGCACCGCGTCTACATTCGTGTCAGTAATGGTGCGCGTAATGGGCAGGCCTTCCAGTACATCTGCATTAACCGCCACCTCTTCTTCAACTGCATCAAAGCCTGGTACATACGTCTGTGTTTGCGTGCCAAATCGCGGTACAAACGTTACGTTAGAAAAGTTAAAATCTGCATCCTGCGGCGAGGTATTACTTGCGCCAGCGCGTAGCAGAGGTGTCTTGTTGAAAAACACATCCTTAAGAGATGCGTTTGAATAAGCAGTAGTGCCTTTTGTTAGGCCAAGTTTTGACGGCGTGGCAAAACCTTCGATCTCGCCTTCGCTTAAAAGCTCAATGATTTTTGCATAGGACGTTGAATCCAAGTTGTCTTTGGCTTCCGTGGCCTTGCGTCCTCCGGAGCCGCCTTTGCCGCCACCCTTGCCGCCGCCGCCGCCAGCACCGAAAATGCTCATGCCGCTACCTGCACGATGTCGATGCCAGCGCTAACGACAACGCTGCCGACCAACGTTTCGCCATAGACCACTGGCACTGGTACGCCAGCGCGTGAGGTGTTCTGGATGCCGCTGAAGCTAAAGCTCTTGCGTGGGTCGCCTTCGCTATCGGCGCCTTGCGTCAGTGTTGGCGTTGGCGTAAGCAGTTGAGCGACACCGCCAAGTACCAGTGATACACCGACGCCGACAATGATAGGAACAGCCTGCGATCCAAGTGTTAAAAGACCTCCTGCTAATGCAGCCCCTGGGGCAAACAAAAGCGCAAACGCAATTAAAGCCACGCCAGCCAAAATCCGCCCCACCGCACCAGCACCTACCACTACGGGAACGATGCTG